TTTAATCCATCAATATGTTCATATAGATCATTTTCGATATGTTCGCAATGCATAGGATCAAGAACAAAATCAATCCCTTCACGTCTAGCCAATTTTGCAGCAGGGACAAAATCTGAATCTCCAGAAATAAGAACGATTTTATCTACAAAACCTTTTAAAGATAAAGAAGCGATGTCAACACCAATTTTCATATCAATCCCCTTTTGACGCAATTCATAATATACGTCATCCGCATTAATGTCATCAAGAGAAATCTCTTTCTTTAATAATTTTCTCATTGTGTTATCATAGAAAAGCCATCTTTTGCTTTCCTTAATATTACCTAGACGCAGAGCGACTTTTCTCTTTTTCTTAAGTTCGTTTATTAACTCACTTCTGCGGATAGCCTCTTCTGTTTTAGAAAAGTCTATGCATTTATTAGAGACAGGATTATGTATCTTTTTGGCGAATGGTACACAATCATAATAAAAAATGCGATATAAATAATTATTTTTCCCTACATGAGAATGGGATATAGTATATAAATCATTGGCAATAGTTAATGCTGTCTTTTTGCCGGACTTATTATACATTGCATTATAGCGTTTTATAAAATACCCACCATCAATTAATATGGCAACTCTTATAGGGGTTTCTGTGTACGATGTATTTGGACGAGTTTTCATAAAATAAAAAAATGGCCTTTGGTTAGGCATGCCCATTATCAAGAGGGGGACAAACGTAAGCCAAAGGCATAATCATGTGCTGCAAATGTATGAATTTAATTTGTATCTGCAAAAGGTAGAAGATAAATTGCAATAAAAAATAGATTATTTTATATGTTTTACACTCATCAAGTTACAATATCAATTATACACACAAAGATATAACCCTTGCAATAATTGCAAGAGGAATCAGCCAATACAACCACCTTTCTAGGCGTTCCATAGCATCACCAGCAGGAGCCGGCAGAAATCCGAGTGATACCGGTCGTCGGCCTGTTCAAGCAATATGTCCAGCTTATCGTTTCTCATTTTCGAGCACTGTTTTTATTCGTTCTTCAGTAAATCCAAATCGGGAGGCAAACTTTTTGAAAGCCTGCAACCTATTGCCTGGAATAAGAGCATACATACTGTTGATAGGCGTATCACTCTTTAATGCTTTCTTAATTTCTTTATTCTTCATGGATTAGCGTATTAAATGTTTGACCTTGTTTTTACAGCAGTCACACTCACATAGCAATGTCTTAGCATACTCCCATGTCTTTTCGATGATATCATCTCCGATATACTGAATTTCCTCCCCGTAAGGGTCTATACCGAACGCCTGGCAAATATGAGTAGCCATGTGCCCGCATTCATGCCGCCAAGACTTGGCAAATTCCTTTGGGGACGAAGTAAGGGCAATGACCATTACTGTTTCCCGGGTGCCGAAGTTGGAATAAGTAACTCCGGTATTCAAATTGCCGGAGCTAATATTCTCATACGCAGTACGAAGCATATCACCGTCGCAACCGATGGAATGCATATTATCCAGTATTTCCTCTGTATAATATGTATCTACTGCATAATATACCATGCAGCTCCATTCATACTTGGGTAATGCAAACCGTTGTCGTATCATTCATCAAAGCATTTCGTCCCATTCAATAGGTTCTCCGGCAGCAATCATTGTCGCATACCATCTTCTCATCGTTGCCCCGTCAGGAGCATCAGGGTCATCAATTGTATCCTTTATATAAAGAGCCAAATGCGCTTCGTCGGGAATAGATGACTTCAGATAATCTGCCTTACCCATGTTGGCTACATAAACATAATCATATAGCGCATTATTTTCAAGCTTTATGCCATAGCGGGTAAGCAACTCATCTACTTTCTCTTTCGATATCGGTTCAATCCGCTCTTTTTTACCGGTAGAAGGATTAAGCTTTTTCATGAGCGACACTGCAAACTCGCACATTTTCTTGTTGAAATGCCAGCCGAAGTTAGACAAGTAAGCTTCCATTTCTTCCGGTCTTCTATCTCTTATATCCAAAGGTTCTCTCCTCATGATTAAATAAAGTTATAGGGAGTAGAAATGATCCACCCCCTAATTAAACATTAACGATAACGGGAATAGCGTCCTGTACCACGTACGCCGCGTCTTTCGCCATAGCCGCCACGACCGGAACCGCCACCATAATCACCACGTTCACCCATCTCGTCATAGCGGTCGTCGTCATCGTCATAATAACGTTCACGTCTTCCCATGCTTTCACCACCGGATAATTCTTCGATGCATTGCATCAGCTTACCACCGTATTTAAGCATCTTTTCAGCGTAGTCGGACATTTTCTCGACCTTGCTCTCGGAAATCTCAATCATCATCATACTATTGTTTTTTAGAATTGTTACTACCAGATGTCTTTTCAGAAGACTTGAAGAAATCAGCCATCATAGCCTTCAATTCGCTAAGTTCTTGCCGAAGCGCTTTATTTTCCGCTTCCTGACGCTGGCGTTCTGCAAATTCAGGATTAAGGACCTGAAGCATCTTGTCGCATGACTCTATGACGGAACGATGATGATCAACACTGCCCAATATCTCCGAAGAGCGGTTGCGCATGGCGGCAACTTCCGCATTCATCGATTCCCTTGAGCCGGATATTACCATATTCCCACCTCCGGGAAAGTTTGCATCAGCAATGTCAGACATTGCCGGTATCTTTTGGAAAGTCACCGTCTGCTCCCCGACCTTGATTGTTATATCAACCACCATTCTCGGGGGCTGCCCATAGGGAAGAGGTTGTTGCATAAACTCCGGCACAGGATTGGAAACCCCGGCTACAGATCCTACTTCTATATATGGAGTACCGTCCCTATGAAGGACAAAGAACTCGCTATTTGTTCTTAAATTCTGAAAAGGCATAATTAATTAACTCTTTAAGGAGCGGGATTGCTCCCGCCCATTGTTGTTTTTAAACTACTCCGGTCATAATCTGCAACGTGTTGGTAGCACGGTCAAACCAGAACTCATACACACCAGTACCGGGAATGTCTGCCGCAGTCAGAGCTTCTCCATTATATTTAGTGACCGCCTGGGTAGCTCCATTGGTCTCAAACAGAACAGGAAGCGTGCCGGTTGTTCCGGTAGGTACCGCTTGGGCAATGTCGATGTATATTGTCCCTCTATACCATGCGTTAACAAAGGCGTGGTTGGGAAAGGAAAACACCACATTAGCAGTATTGACCGTTACTCCCGAGGTTGATATAGCCGCAGAACCCCTACGGTTTACAAATTGGAAAGGATATACTGCCATAATAGCCTCCTTCCTCTATTAACCCCAAAAGCCATTACCGGCAGCGTAAGGATTGAAACCACCATACAAGCCGTATTGGTATGCTACACAGTTGGGAACTGCCGCAATAGGACTGTAAGGAACAGTAACAGTCTCTGGTTGTTTACACTCGATTTTTGCCAGGCGCGAACTGAGATCACCTAAAGCAGCACCCAGAGGAGCTGTTGCCTGACCAATCATTTGCCCGAATGTCGATGTTTGATGTTCCTGTGATAACTGAGTTTGCAAAGCTGATTTAGCCTCACGAAGCGCATCGATCTTGTCCAGTAAGGCCTGATTCTGCATTGCATCCAGTTTCCCCAAAATAGCATTTGTATTTGCGGTTGCTCCGTCACGTAATGACAGGGTGTTCTGGTTGGCCGTGTTCACCAAGGTATTAGTCTGGTTGCAGATAGCCAACTGACTTTCATAGCCTTGCGTAGTAATAGCATTCTGCGTCTTGCAGCAACAGTCTGCGATTGCTTGTGCTATTTGACAGTTACCAGCTTGCACGGAGTTGATAATCTGCTGTGAAGACATCCCGATTTGGTTGCCTACTCCCTGAATCTGCGTCATGACGCTGTTGATAGACTGTTGAATTTGCCCTACAGAGCAATTCAAATTGGTAGCCAGCGTATTGATAGCCTGACCATTTCCCTGAATAGCACTCATAAGCAACTCCCTTCCTGCATCGTTGTTGATAAGATTAGGGATTCCGCCTGCGTTGTTGCCGCCGCCATTGTTTCCCCATCCATTTCCATTGTTTCCCCATCCCATAAGGAAAAACAAAAAAATCACCCATATAAACCATGATCCTTCCCCACCGAAGCCGCTATTGTTGTTCTTGCCATTCATAGCTACCAACAAGTTCGGATCAATTCCTTTCTGCTGCAATAGAGGAGCCAGCATGGCCATCATTCCACTACCGCCACCGTTCCCGCCTGACTCCGGGAAAACGTAAGTCTTTGTTTCACTCATATTGATATACAATTATAACACGGTCAATATTAACCGCATCACAAAAGTATATAATAGAAATACGGTAAATCAGAGCTCATTTTCAAGCGATTTGCGAATATTTTGCAGATATATTGCAATCATTTTGTTTGCCAGTTTACGGCTTTCAAAAGTAGATATAAGATAACGGATACTAGCGGATGTCTTGTGAAGCAAAGTCGCTATTTGTTCAGGATATAGCCCGTATTCAGTGAGGAAGAATACTACAATAGAACGGGCGTCAACAACTTCAGTAACTTTACTTGATGAAAGGATCAATTCAGTAGAAACTTCAGTTTCTTTTCCAACAATATTTAGAATC